AAAATAATTGATATTGATGTTCCGTCTGATGTGTAGTTTATGATATCGTTGTTATGAAATTCCTTAAATCCCCTAGAATTCATTTCATCAATAAATTTTTTTCCAGACTTATGATTAATGGGAAATTCTTGAAGGGCAACAAGCTGAAAGCCTTCTTTTCCAATATATTCTAATATTGAATTTACAATTCCGTCAATTTCCACACCACCGTTTTTCAAAGTCATCTTTTCCCCACAAAAATCGTTGACATTATAAATTAGACATTTCATAGACAAACTCCTCATGATTTTTAATAAATTATACCACATCCACCTCGAAAAAACAAGTCCCTGAAAGGAGTATTCCCATGAGCATTTTCAAAGGACTATTCAAGTCAAGAAATGGTAATAAGTCAAACGGATGCAAACGCACCCGTTTTTCATTATACAAATTCAATTTTAAGTGTTTTTCCCATAGCTGTTGCAAGGCGTTGGAGAGTTTTCAGAGAAGGATTAGCATTGCCATTTTCCAGTTTACTGATATCGCCCTGTGCAATGCCTGATTTTTCTGAAAGTTCTTTTTGTGTAATGCCGGAAGATTTGCGAGCATCGATAATTGCCTGAATAATTGCAAATTCAGGTTCAAGAGCTTCATATTCTTCCTTAAATTCGGGATTTTCCATCTGCTGTGCAAGATAATCATTAAAGTTTGTCATGATTCACCAAGCTCCTTTCTGCTCAGATATTCAGCTTTGTATCGTTTGGCACGTTCCAATTCTTCCTTGGGTGTCTTTTGAGTTTTCTTAATAAACCCATTTGTCAGTACTACTTTTCTGCCGACCACGAAGAAATATAATACTCGTGATATGTCAGAGCCGACCTTTGCACGAAGCTCCATAATTCCATCGTTTAACACTTTGGAATACGGCTCACGCAATTCATATCCATTTTTTTGCAGCATGACGATAGTGCGTAGCATTTTTGCTCTCATCTTAATGTCGAGGCTGTCTAAAAATTCCTTTACAGGCTCTGTTCCGTCAGGCTTGTCATAAAATATGATGTCAAAATCCTGCATTTTTATTCTCCTTTGATATAGGATTTATCCTATATTTATTATACAGCATATTCCCCGATTTGTCAAGGGGTTACAATATTTTTTGAGGTGATTTTTATGAAAATTTTCAGTCACTTATTTCGCAGCCGTGATAAGCCTACCAACAGCTACGACAGCCCGTCCTATACCTACTTCTTCGGGCGAGCGCACAGCGGCAAACGTGTCAACGACCGTACTGCCCTGCAGCATACCGTTGTGTATGCCTGTGTGAGGGTGCTATCAGAAGCCATTGCACAGCTGCCTCTGCACCTATATCAATACACCGAAAACGGAAAAGAGCGAGTGCCGCAGCATTCGCTATATTTTTTGCTCCACGACCAGCCCAATCCCGAAATGACGTCGTTCATCTTCCGTGAAACGCTGATGAGCCATCTGCTGATTTACGGAAATGCCTATGCACAGATTATTCGCAACGGCAGAGGTGATGTGGTGGAGCTGTATCCGCTGATGCCTGATAAGATGAAGGTTGACCGTGATGAGCATAACAATCTCATTTATGTATACAGCCGTTATGATGAAGCAAACCCCAACATCAAGGAGCAAGGCGATATTATTCTCCCTGCGGAACAAGTGCTGCATATTCCGGGGCTGGGTTTTGACGGTCTGGTGGGATATTCTCCAATCGCCATGGCGAAAAATGCAATCGGAATTTCCCTTGCCTGCGAGGATTACGGTGCATCTTTCTTTGCAAACGGTGCATCGCCCTCTGCAGTGTTGGAACATCCCGGTGTTATCAAGAATCCCGAAAGAGTCCGTGAGGCTTGGCACAGAGCATACGGCAGCGGAAATGCTCATAAAACGGCGATTTTGGAAGAAGGCATGAAGTATACACCAATTTCCATTCCAAATAATGAAGCACAGTTCCTCGAAACCAGAAAGTTTCAGATTGAGGAAATTGCCCGTTTATACAGAGTGCCCCTCCATATGATCGGTGATCTGGAACACGCCACGTTCAGCAACATCGAGCAGATGTCACTTGAATTTGTGATGTATACACTGTCGCCGTGGCTTGTAAGATGGGAACAGTCGCTGATGAAAGCATTGTTGTCAGATTCCGAAAAGGGTAAATATTTCATTAAATTTAATGTTGAGGGACTGCTCCGTGGCGACTATGCAAGCCGTATGAGTGGTTATGCAACGGCACGACAGAACGGCTGGATGTCGGCGAACGATATCCGTGAGCTTGAGGATATGAATATGATTCCCGATGAGCTTGGTGGTAATTTGTACCTTGTGAACGGCTCATTTACAAAATTGGCAGATGCAGGTGCATTTGCAAAAAAGGAGGCTAACGCAGAATGAAGAAATTCTGGAACTTTATAAAAAATGAAGATACCGCCGAAACGGAACTGCTGTTCAATGGTCCCATTTCGGAGGACAGCTGGTACGGTGATGAAGTCACACCGAAATTATTCCGTGACGAACTCTCGAAAATCAGCGGAAATCTTACCGTTTGGCTGAACAGCCCCGGCGGAGATGTGTTCGCTGCATCGCAGATTTATACCATGCTTCGCAATCATAAGGGCAAGGTTACGGTGAAAATTGACGCTCTTGCCGCCTCTGCTGCATCGGTGGTGGCAATGGCAGGTGACGAAACCTATATCGCACCGACGGCAATGCTGATGATCCACGACCCCGCCACAATTGCAATGGGCAACAAGTCGGATATGGAAAAGGCAATCACGCTTTTGGAGGAGGTCAAGGAGTCCATCATCAATGCCTACGAAATGAAAACACATCTCAGCCGTGCGAAGATTGCCAAAATGATGTCCGATGAAACTTGGCTGAATGCCAAAAAGGCGAAACAGCTGGGTTTTGTGGACGGTATTCTCTTTGATAAGGAGAAGATGCCACAGGCAAAGCCTGATGAAGATGAAAAAACCGATGAGGAGGAAACTCCCGAAGAAACAGAAGAAAAGCCACCGCAGGATATGGTAAGCTTCAGCTACACACCGTCCCGAACGGTGGCTTCTTTTATGCAGAAAATTTCTGCAACGACTACAGGTACACCAATCGCCCAGCTTGATAAAAGATTGGAACTGCTTAAATACTAAGGAGGCATGATAATATGACTATTCAGGAACTGAGAGAAAAAAGAGCGAAGGCATGGGATACAGCCCGTGATTTCCTTGACAGCAAGCGAAATGCAAGCGGTGTGCTTTCCGAGGAGGACAGCAAGACCTACGATGCCCTTGAAGCCGAGGTTGTCAATCTCGGTAAAGAAATCAAGCGTATGGAACGACAGGAGCAGATTGATGCGGAAATGAGAATGCCCACATCACAGCCGATTCTCGGCACTCCTGCAATTCCCGATAATCAGGCGAAAACAGGCATTGCTTCTGCGGAATACAGCACAGCTTTCTGGAATAATATCCGCAACCGCAATTTTGCCGATGTCAGAAACGATTTACAGGTCGGCACGGATTCAGAGGGCGGTTATCTCGTCCCCGATGAATTTGAGAAAAAGCTGATTTCCGCACTGGAGGAGGAAAATGTATTCCGTCCCCTTGCAACCAAAATTCAGACATCCCACGGCGACCGCAAAATCCCTGTGATTACGCAGAAGGGCGAAGCGGTCTGGATGGAGGAGGAAGAGGCATACACCCTCTCCGATGACGCATTCGGTCAGATTGCTCTTTCCGCTTACAAGGTGGGTACGGCGATTAAGATTTCCGAGGAGCTTCTCAATGACAGCGTATTTGACTTGCCGTCCTACATTGCAAAGGAATTTGCACGCAGAATCGGCACAAAGGAAGAGGAAGCATTCCTCATCGGCGACGGCATTGGCAAGCCTACGGGAATTTTCTCCGAAACAGGCGGCGGTCAGGTTGGGGCTACAACAGCAGGTGCGAATATTACCTTTGATGATATGCTTGAACTGTTCTACTCCCTCAAAAGTCCCTATCGTAAAAAGGCGGTGTGGGTGATGAATGAGCAGACGGTCA